ATAGCAGGAGGGTGTTGTGAACCCACGGGGGAGTCATCCAGTTCTTTGAGAGGACGCTGGGTGGCTCCCCCACTTTACTTGTATTTTCTCTTTCAGCTATTGGGGGTGACATGAATCACGTTCACTGCTTCAAGTGTGGATGCTTCAAGTCATGCCCCGCAGCAAAGTGTACGAGGTGTGGACATGAACCGCTTCCGTATGGATACGATCCGTACGATTTTGATCGTGATTATGGCCACTATCCGGACCAGACACACGATCACTCCTTTGGCGACTACTCTGGAGGTTTTGGGTTTAGATGAGAGAACTGAGGCCGGGTCAGGAGGACGCGTTGGACCGCCTCAGGAACGGCTGCATCCTGTGGGGTGGCGTGGGCACGGGGAAATCTCGTGTCGCAATGGCGTACTACGAGCTGCGCGAGTCCCCAAAAGACCTGTACGTGATAACCACAGCCAAGGTCAGGGATTCTCTTCAATGGAACGAAGAGGCGGCTGGCTTTGGCGTCGGAGGTTCAGCCGACGCAACTACGGGCGGGGTTCTGACTGTTGACAGTTGGAACAACCTGGAGAAGTACAAGGACGTGGAGGGCGCGTTCTTCATTTTCGACGAGCAGCGACTGGTGGGGAATGGCACATGGGTGAAGAGCTTCCTGAAGATCGTCAAGAAGAACCACTGGATTCTTCTGAGCGCGACCCCGGGGGACACGTGGTCGGACTACATCCCGGTGTTCGTAGCGAACGGGTTCTACAAGAACCGGACGCACTTCAGCCGCGAGCATATTGTCTACCGACCGTTCATGAGATACCCCGTCATCTCTCACTACACCGGTACTTCGACGCTGATGAAGCACCGGCAGAAGATCCTCGTCGAGCTGAAGTCGGAGAAAGCGACGACCAGGCATAACGAGACTGTGACGGTTCGGTACGACAAGGAGATGTACGACCGAGTTGTCAAGGAACGGTGGAACGACATGGAGAATCGCCCCATTCTCGATGCGTCCGAGTTGTTCTGGTGCATGCGGCGTGTGGTGAACAGCGATCCCAGCCGATTGGAGGCGGTTTCCAAGCTTTCTAAGCGTCATTCGCGCCTCATCGTGTTCTATTCCTTCAATTACGAGTTGGAGGCCCTTAGAACGCTTCAAAATGACATTCCGATGGCTGAGTGGAACGGCCATAAGCATCAGGACATCCCAGATACGGAAAAGTGGCTGTATCTGGTGCAGTATGTGGCCGGATCTGAGGGCTGGAACTGTGTCACCACTAACGCAGTAGCCTTTTACAGCCTCACATACAGCTACAAAAACTGGGAGCAGGCCCACGGCAGAATCGACCGTCTGAACACCAAATTCAGCGATCTTTACTACTACTGCCTCAGAAGTGCCTCAAGCATCGATACGGCCATTTTCCGCTCATTAGCAGGGAAAAAGAGCTTCCAAGAGTCCAGAATCGACCTAAAAACGCTGTGACACTGTGCCACTTAGGTTCTTTTCTGATCGGGGGAACCAATAGTTATTTAGATACCATATAGGAAACCCCCTATAGTTTCTGACTCAAGGTAGTGTCACAACATCTCCGCAAGGTAGTGGCTTGCCCAAGGCCCTGTCTTGCCCAAGGCCAGAAGGAGGAATTTTGGAGCTGTGGAAGAAGATTCCTGAGTTCCCTCGGTACAGCGTCAGCAACGAGGGACGGATCATGAACGATCTCACGAAACGGATCATGCGTTGCGCCCTCAATCAGCAGGAGGTGCTCAACGTCGGTCTTATGAACGGACACCAGCGTCATCGCTCCGTCCCCCTGTTGGTCGCTACGGCTTTCGTGTCCGGCCGCAGCGAGATCTTCGACACCCCGATCTGTCTGGACGCAGATCCGTGGAACTGTCGAGCCAACAACCTGATGTGGCGTCCGAGATGGTTTGCGGTGCGCTACAAGCGACAGTGGCGTGATCAGGACATTGGCATTCTGCTCAATCGCCAGATCAGGAATTGCAATACGGGAGAGGTCTTTGCTGATTCTCGGGAGTGCGCTATGTGGTACGGCCTTCTCGAGTGGGACCTCTTCCAGTCCATACAACACCGCACCTATGTGTGGCCGTTGTACCAGCAGTTCGAGATTCTTCGTTAGATATTGCCTCGGCGCTAAAACATGGCATCTAATAGGAGACACGTCATTTTTCTTTGTCTGGGGAGGAGCCATGACCGAGGCGCAGTACCAGAGAAAGGTTGTTCGAACACTGAAGGACCTCTTTCCGGGCTGCGTCGTCATCAAGAACGATCCCTCATACCAACAGGGGATTCCGGATTGGACGATTCTGTTCGGTTCGTGTTGGGCGATGCTCGAGATCAAGAAGGCTTTGACCTCTCGGCGTCAGCCCAATCAGGAGTACTACGTCGAGCAGTTGAACGAGATGTCGTTCGCTGCATTCATCTGCCCGGAAAACGAGGAGGCCGTTCTGAATGAACTTCAAGCGGCATTTGCGTCTTGCGGGCGAGCATGCGTTTCTTAGTCCGAGCTACTACCACTGGATCAATTACGATCCTGATCGTCTGACGAAACGGTGGTACACGTGGCAACGGACTAAGGAAGGTACCGAGAAGCATCGCTTTGCGGCGCATGCGATCAACGACAGGATCCGCCAAGACGGGGATTCTCTTTTGAGTCTGTACATCAACGAGTGCATCGACTTTGGCATGCAAGCTGAGGTCGTGCTCTATTACTCGGACAACGCCTTTGGGACCGCTGACGCAATTTCGTTCGAATACAACATCTTGCGCATCTCCGATCTCAAGACTGGCGACACTCCGACATCAGAGCACCAGCTCGAGGTGTACGCGGCTCTCTTCTCGCTCGAGTACGACGTTGATCCGTACGAGATCGAGATTGAACTTCGCATCTATCAGGGTGACGAAGTTCGAACCTATGATGCCGAACCTTCCGACATCATGGCCATCGCCAAAAAGATCATCATCTTCGACCATCGAATCAATCAGCTCAAGAGAGAGGAGGCGTCGTGATTCGAGAAGTCTCGGAAGAGGAATTTCTCGCACACTACGGCACTCTCCGTAAGTCAGGTCGTTATCCGTGGGGTTCTGGAAAGGATCCGCATCAGAGCAGTGGCGACTTCTTGACCGACGTTGCGGACCTCAAGAAGAAGGGCCTTTCCGAGAAGGACATTGCCGAAGGTTTTGGCATGTCCATCAATCGTCTTCGTGCTTTGCAGTCCATCGAAGGCAACAGGCGCCGCCAGGATCGGATCAACACGGCTGAGGCTCTTGCGGAGAAGGGAATGTCAGTTTCGGCCATTGGGCGTCAGATGGGAGTCAACGAATCCACGATTCGTGGCTATCTGGCACCTGGTGCTAAAGACAAGGCCGACATTCTCGAGTCAACAGCAGACATGCTCCGACGCCAAGTCGAAGAAAAGGGCATGATCGATGTTGGTTCGGAAGTCTCTCGTGACCTTCCGCTAGGCATCGGCTCGATCTCGTCCACCAAGTTCAACACCGCTGTGGCCATTCTTCAGGAAGAGGGCTACATGGTGCATCCTCTGAACGTGCCTCAGTTGGGTACGGGCAAGGACACCAGAATGCGAGTTCTGGCAAAGCCCGGTACTACTCAGAAGCAGGTCTGGGAGAATCGGGCCAACATCAGGCAGATCCAGGAACACACCGAAGATGGTGGTCGTTCGTACCTCGGCGTCAAGGATCCGCTTTCTATCAGTTCCAAGCGAGTAGGCATCAACTGGGCTGAAGATGGCGGCACCAATGCTGACGGCGTGATCTACGTACGCCCTGGTGTCAAGGATCTCGATATGGGCCATGCTCGATACGCACAGGTCCGTATCAAGGTCGATGGAACGCACTATCTGAAGGGTATGGCCGTCTACAAGGACGACCTCCCTGAAGGCGTCGATCTGTTGTTCAATACGAACAAGTCTCGTTCGAACAACAAGCTCGATGCGATGAAGGAGCTCAAGGACGATCCTGACAACCCGTTTGGGGCCGTGATTCGTCAGCGTCTTGACGAACATGGCAACGTCACGTCTGCTCTGAACATCGTGGGCTCCAAGGAAGGTGCTGGTGAAGAGGGGTCTTGGGATACTTGGTCCAAGAGTCTTCCGGCACAGATGCTTTCCAAGCAGCACCCGAATCTGGCCAAGGCTCAGCTGGCCGTTACTCGGGAACGCCGTCAACAGGAGTTCGACAGAATCAACGCTCTGACGAACCCTGTGGTCAAGAAGAAGCTTCTCGAGCAGTTCGCTGATGAGACGGATTCTGCGGCAGTACATCTGGCTGCTGCAGCAATGCCGAATCAGGCAACTCGAGTTCTGCTTCCTGTGCCTCAGATGAAGCCGAATGAGATCTATGCGCCTTCGTTCAAGGACGGAGATCGTGTGGCTCTTGTTCGCTTTCCTCATGGCGGCACATTCGAGATCCCTCAGTTGACGGTCAACAATCGTGTTCCTGCTGCCAAGAAGCTTCTGGGCGCGGCGGCCAAGGATGCGGTTGGAATCCATCACTCTGTGGCAGAACGTCTTTCTGGCGCAGACTTCGACGGCGATACTGTCTTGGTCATCCCCAACAATAGGGGATCCATCAAAAGTACCCCCCCTCTGGAAAAACTGAAGGGGTTCGACGCAAAGCAT